ATGGCAATTAAACCGATTTTATTCAATGCAGAAATGGTTCGGGCGATCCTAGACGGACGGAAGACTTGCACCAGACGTGTGATAAAGCCACAACCACAATCAGGGCTATGTTATACATATGGAGGTAGCCACAAGGATTGTATAGGAAAATGGACATATCCAAACAGGGGAGCACACAAACTTTGGGGCGAAGAATATAAGCTTCCGGAAAATATAAAAGATGAGGAATTAAGCAAACGATGGAATCCGCCATATCACACGGACGATATACTGTACGTGAGAGAAACATGGAGCGAAGGATATGAAGAGGGAACATATATTTACAGGGCTAGTGATAAGCTGGCAGGCCTACCTACATTCAAGGAATCGTCAAAGCTGATTTATCACCCATCCATTCACATGCCGAAAGAAGCGGCTCGTATTTGGCTTAAGGTTACGAATGTGAGAGTGGAACGGTTGCGGGACATTACACCGGAGCAGATTGGCAGAGAGGGTGTAGAGGTTGAATATCCTCATGTGTTGAATGGAGAAGAAAAAAGATATGCGTTTTCGACTCTTTGGAACAGCACCATCAAGAAATCCGACCTTGATAGCTACGGTTGGAATGCGAATCCGTGGGTGTGGGTGATTGAATTTGAACGGTGCGAGAAGCCGGAAGGAGTGTGAGGTATGAGTAAAAGTAAAGCCAGTAAAATGAACGGCTATCGTAGTATGGTAAGCCGTCAGAAGAATGATGTTTTTAAGTTTAAGCCAAAGAAGAAAAAGAAAGGGTGATTGTATGGCTAAAGCAGTATTGGTTATGGATATGCCGGAACAGGTGTGCCAGAAATGCACATTGTGCTATGAGACAGAGGATGACGAATATATGTGCTGTGCGGCAGGAAAACTTTTACCAGACGGAGAAAAGCCGGATTGGTGTCCGCTTCGGGAACTGCCGAAGAAAGCAAATCATCCTGCTTATTGTGATAATGGAAGATTTGATAAAGGCTGGAATGCCTGCATAGATGAGATTTTAAAAGCAAATGGAATGAGAAAGGAGTAATGACAGAAGCCTTGGTAGACCAAGGTTGACCGCCTAAAGGTGAAGAAAGGCGAGAACAAAAGGAATTTAATTTGCAGTGCAGCAGGCACTATGGGAAGCCGTAATTCCTTATCCACGGACACAGGATTATTTCTGTTAAGTGGTTGTCATGAAAAGATTAAAAGTATGTTGGGTAAGCGCAGGAATATCAAGTTTTATGGCTGGATATTTAGCAGGGAATGTAGACGAATGGATTTACATTGACATTGCAGACCAACATGAGGACAGTATCAGGTTTATTAAAGATTGCGAGAAAGCAATCGGGAAAGAAATTCAGATACTGAAATCAAGCGAGTACGGATGTGTAGAGGATTGCGTGAGGACATTCGGAGGATTCAGAAGTCCGGCAAATGGGTTTGCACCTTGCACGAACTGGCTCAAAAAGAGAGTGAGAAAAGAGTGGGAGGAACGACATAAGGATTGTGAATTGACTTACGTCTGGGGATTCGACCTTAAGGAAAAGAACCGGGCAGAGCGGACGATTGAAGCAAATCCGCAAGCCGCACACGAATTTCCACTGATTGACAAAAACCTCTCAAAAGAAGAGGTACATGGATTGTTTGAACGGACTTTTGATTTTGCCCGACCTTTGATGTATGACCTTGGCTATCCGAACAATAACTGTATCGGCTGTGTAAAAGGCGGCATGGGTTATTGGAATCATATCAGAAAGGATTTCCCGGAAGTCTTTGAAAGTCGGGCGAAGTTGGAAAGAGAAGTTGGTTATTCAATCCTTAAGGACGGAAAAGGTAATCCGGTATATCTGGATGAACTTGAACCGGACAGAGGTAACATGAATACAGAGATTTTTCCCGATTGTGGGATTATGTGCTATTTGGCACAACAGTAAGGGAGTGATGGATATTAAACAGATTGCCGGACAGATTAATTTGTTTGAAGAAAAACCTGTGAATGAAATAAATGAATGTCTCGGTGAGCCTTGTGCGCATTGTGATGTTGAATGGTGTTCGATTGCGTGCTTTAAACGAAGAGGTTACCAATGGGATTTATTGCACAGATTTGTAAAGGGAAGTGATAACAAGCCCCTTAGAAGAAACATAGAAAAGAGAATTTGTAAAGAAACAAGATTTGATTGAAAGAAAGGAGCCGGAACCTATCCGGAATAAAAGGCGCGCCGGGTTCCTTTCAAAGAAAATGAGAACAGTATTGAAATATCCGGGAAGTAAATGGAACATTGCTCCCCGACTGGTGGAACTGATACCGGAACATCACAGCTATGTAGAGCCGTTCTTCGGCAGCGGGGCGGTCCTTTTTAGCAAACCGGTATCTGACATCGAAACAATCAACGATTTGGATCACGATGTTGTGAATCTTTTCCGGTGCATACAGGAAGATGCGGAACATCTGGCCAGAATGGTAATGGTTACACCATTCAGCCGTGAAAAATATGAGGATACATATAAGCTGGATGTATGGGAACTGATGATGCCGGATGAACCGTATCATAAAGCGTTACGATTTTTAATCCAGTGCTGGCAAGGGCATGGGTTCCGTACCAATGGCAGCAAGGTAGGATGGAAAAATGATGTACAGGGCAGAGAAAGAGCTTATGCATTATGGAACTGGTACCGTCTGCCGGAATGGATCATTGACATAGCGGAACGGTTGCGCATGGTACAGATCGAGAACCGCCCGGCGGTGGAAGTGATTGAGAGATTTAATTACAGTAATGTTTTTATGTACATTGACCCACCGTATGTTTTGAGTACCAGAGCAGGAAAACAATATAAACATGAGATGACAGATGCGGATCACGAGGAATTATTGAAAGCGTTACTGCAGAGTAAAGCAAAGATTATGATTTCTGGTTATGAGTCAGAAATGTATAACGACTATCTGGACGGATGGGAGAAAAAACAGTTTTCAAGCTGTGCGGAGCACGGAAAGCTGCGGATGGAAACGGTGTGGATGAACTATGAGCCAGATCAACAGATGAAACTTAATTTTTCGGAGGTGCTGTCATGATACATGGAGAATTGATAGTTGACAATTTTGCCGGTGGGGGCGGCGCTTCCACTGGAATCGAATTAGCAACCGGATACAGTGTTGATATTGCAATCAATCATGATCCAGAAGCTATTAAGATGCACAAGGCAAATCATCCAAATACAATGCATTATTGCGAAAATGTGTGGGCGGTTGATCCTGTAAAGGCTTGTAAAGGGCATCCTGTTGGACTTGCCTGGTTCTCGCCAGACTGTAAGCATTTCAGTAAGGCGAAAGGCGGAAAGCCAAAGGATAAAAACATTCGTGGTCTAGCATGGGTAGCCTTAAGATGGGCGGGACTTGTCAGACCGAGGGTGATCATGTTGGAGAATGTGGAAGAGTTTAAGACATGGGGACCATTGAACCGGCGGCATCATCCAATTAAGGCAAAACAGGGTAAGACATTTGAGCGGTTTGTGCAACAACTTCGGGAGCTTGGCTATGAAGTGGAGTTCCGTGAGCTGATTGCTGCCGATTATGGTGCGCCGACCATGCGCAAACGATTCTTTATGATCGCGCGGTGTGACGGCAAGCCGATTGTATGGCCAGAGCCAACACACGCCCCTGCGGATAGCGAAGCGGTAAAAGCAGGACTGTTAAAACCATACGTTGGAGCGTATACGCAATTGGATTTTTCTCTTCCTTGCCCGAGCATATTTGATACGGCAGAGGAAATCAAAAAGAAATATGGAATCCGTGCGGTGCGACCGCTTGCGCAAAAAACGATGGAACGGATCGCAAGAGGACTGAAAAAATTCGTTTTGGATAATCCGGAGCCATTTATTATCCAGTGCAACCACGGCGGCGAACGCAGACCGAACGACATCCGAGAGCCGATGCCTACCATTACCGGGAAGCATGGATATGGGGTGGTAGAACCATACATGGTACAGATTGGGCAGACCGGGTTCACAAAGGATCGGAGTAAGGATGTGCGGGAGCCTCTCACAACGATTGTGAGCAAGAATGAGCATTGCCTTATCAGCCCAACTCTGATTCAATATCATTCCGAGACGGTGCAGGGAGAAGTCAGAGGACAGACGATTAAAGATCCGATTATGACCGTGGATGGTTCGAACCGATACGGATTGGTTACATCCTTTTTGAGTAAGTTCTATAAATCGGGAATAGGACAAGACGAGAGAGAGCCGTTACACACGATCACAACATCTGCCGGTCACTTTGGCGAGGTTAGAGCGTTTCTGATCAAATATTATGGGGATGCTACCGGACAGGATATTGAGCAACCGCTTGATACTGTTACGACCAAGGACAGATTTGGACTTGTGACAATCGAGGGTGTGGATTACCAGATCGTAGATATCGGATTGCGGATGCTAGAGCCAAAAGAACTGTATGGATGCCAGGGCTTCCCAGACGACTACATCATAGATCACGATTACACAGGGAAAAAGTATCCGAGAAGCGAACAGGTGCGCAGATGTGGCAATGCGGTATGTCCACCAATCCCCGCCGCGCTTGTGAAAGCAAACTTGCCAGAATTGTGTGTAGCGAAGCGCACTGGCAACATGAGGATTGCGCAGGAGCAGACCGGACAGCTCCGGTTTGCGTAAACCTTAAATTTTGTGGAGGTGATGCCATGATCCAGACAGCAGAAGATAAAGTGAAAGAGTACTGCCAGTGCATTTGCAGAGAAATAGAACACTGGAAAAATATCAATCAGAACGGGTGTAATGATCCGTTCTGGACGGATGGCTGTAACATGAACCTGACACGGAACCATATCATTTATTATCAGTCAAAGATCCGTGAAATCTGCACAGAGAATCGGTTACCGCTGCCGGATGAATATTATCTTGCGGTTCCGCCGGAAGTCAATGCAAATTATATGGCAAATCTTAAGCAGAAACCACGGGTGGAAAGGTTACGCCAGACGGGGAGAATCATGACTGGATATGTCTATCAGTACGACGAGAACCAGATGAGTTTATTTTGAGCAGGCCGGACAGCTCCGGTTTGCCTAGAACGGAGGAATAAAAATAAAATTGTAGTACATTGACAATTGAATATTGACGGTTGTAGTGATATAATTTTCTCATCATAAAAAGGGGGGATGAAATTATGGAAAAACCAAAATGTAGCGATATGGGGAAGGTAATTAGAGAATGGGAAACAGGAGATTCCGAATGCAATGCTTACAGCGAACAATATGAGTGCGGCGCTGTATACAATAATAATTACATGGACATTGTGGGAAATCGGGATCATGATTGTTTCTGGGATTGCCGCCATTGCCAAAAAGGAAGAATTTAAAATGGACAACACTTTACCAACCGTCAAATTCGATGGTTGGTATTTTTTTTCGCAAAATTTGAAAGGGGGAATGTACTTGGATGAAAAAGAGATATACGAAATCTGCCAGAGTGTAGATGCATTTATTGCGGACTATCTGGCAGAATCCATTGTTAAGGGGACAAGCTACGATCTTATGGAAGCACACCACGGCATTCTTCCAATATCTCGAAATTGTTTCTACCGCCGCCGCAGGATCGTGCAGCGGATCATGAAGCAGAGACTGGGGCGGATTGAAGAGGAGAATGGTGGACAGTTGAGAGTTGTATGGGATTGAATAATTGCGACTAGAGTGATAAAATTATTCTATCATTTTATGAAAGGAGAAGGGAAATGACAGATAAAGAAAAATTGTTGGAAGCTGCTAGGAGCGCAGGGATTGTAGTAGATAATTATACTATTACAAGGGTATACGACTATAATCAAGCAAGGGTGTTTTTGAATAATATAGATAGTTCAATACACCTTGGAATGGACATGGCTTCTTTGACGTGTTCAGGAGATGTAAAAATTATGCCGATTGGTAACAACGAAATTAGATTGGTTGCAAACGACAACGGGTCTGACAATGATTTTAAGTTTGGTGGAATGTTGCTGTTAAATTCAGAAATCGATGATCCGAACAGTTCGCCGGAATTGTTTATTGAATCTGCATATGATGAAGAATGGTATCAAAAATATGCACAAGATGCTTTTAAGTATCTTGATTTTGATGACGGAAGGTATTTGATACTAAAGGATTTGAATAATGGCGATTACATATACAAAAAGGAAGATGTGCAACAATATTTCGATTTAGAAGAGGAGGCTTATTATTATGGAGAAGTAGAGCCACCACAATGTAGGAGAATTACAAAAAATACGTTTAGAGAAATGTTGGTTTATGTTAATGTACAACAATGCTTGAGAAGACATCAAGGAGATATGATATTGTTTAAAGGGAAAAACTGTACGTGCGATGAACTTGCAAATGTATTTTCTGAACGATATAAAATAATCTAATTATTTGCCAACTGCTTTTACAGCGGTTGGCATTTTTATGCCTAAAATTGGTACAAATCCACTGAATACCAATGGTAAAATTACTATAGAACAATAATTGAACAAGGGAGGGAGAAGAGTGGAGAATGAGAACGAACTGAAAAAGGAGTATCTGCGATCATATACACCAGCGGTCAGTGCTGCACGCCGGATAGAGGAAGAAATTGAGCAGTTAAGAGCGGATAAGATGGCACCGGCACTTGTCATGGATGATATGCCACATGCCCATGATCAGAAAGATCTCTCTGACTACGCTGCAAAGTTGGACGAGCTGGAGAGGAAACTTATTAAAGCACGGTATGAGCGCATAGATCTATATGCAGATATATTCGCAGATATTGAGCGTTTAGAGGATGAGACAGAAAAGGCAGTATTGACATACAGATACCTTCGGAGACAAAGTTGGGAAGAAATCTGTGTAAAGCTTGGATATCAGTGGGCGCAGGTTCACCGAATTCATGCCAGGGCATTGAAACATTTCAATCCGACGGGTGGATATTATGAGATTTTGATCAAAAAAATGAAAGATGATACACAATGATACACTTATCTGTGGTATGATTGTAGCGTGAAAGAGCGTAAGAGGAAATGATTCCCCTTGCGCTTTTTTCGTCTTTTGACTACTGGGGCATCATGAAACACAGGGGTGTCCCCCTTCTCCCTATAAAAGAAACAGGCAGGTGGTAATATTGGCAAGGAGTCCGAACCAAAAGGCAGAGAAAGCCCGAGAACTGTATAAGGGTGGAATGAAGCTGGTTGAGATTGCAAGTCAACTAGATTGCTCCGCTGCCACGATTAGAACATGGAAGAATCGTTATAAGTGGGATGCCGATGGAAACGAAACGTTTCAAAACAAAAATGAAACGAAACGAAACGTTTCAAACAAGAACGCTCCCCAAAAACAAAGTGAAGAAAAGGCTGTAGCTGATGAAGTCAAGCAGGTAATACAGAACACTGATTTGACCGATAAGCAACAGCTTTTTTGCATATATTACATTCGGTGCTTTAATGCGACCAAGGCCTACCGGAAAGCATATGGTTGCGATTATGCAACGGCTTTGGTGAATGGTTCCCGATTACTCGGAAAAGCTAGGATAAAAGATGAAATTCTCCAATTAAAGCAAGATCGTCTCAACAGAGAGTTCCTGAGTGAATCCGACATCTTCCAGAAGTATATGGACATTGCTTTTGCTGACATAAACGATTTCGTTGATATCAGTGCAGGCTTTGCTACAGCGAAAGATGGGATCGATGGGACTATTGTCAGTGAAGTGAGCAATACGCAGAGCGGCATAAAGATAAAGCTTGCCGACCGGATGAAAGCCTTACAGTGGCTTACAGATCACATGGATCTTGCCACCGAGAAGCAGAAAGCAGAGATTGCATTACTGAAAGCCAAGGTACAGACAGACGATGGCGAGGAGATTGCAGACGATGGGTTCCTCGATGCTCTGAACGGCACAGCTGCGGAGGATTGGGGCGATGAAGAAAATTAAGAGGATTTTCAAATTCCAACCATTTTCCAAGAAGCAGCGCAAGGTATTGAACTGGTGGTGTGAAGATTCTCCGGTTAAAGATAAGGATGGTATTATCGCCGATGGCGCTATCCGATCAGGAAAGACAGTGAGCATGTCACTTTCGTTTGTTATGTGGGCGATGAGCTCATTTGACGGCGAAAATTTCGGTATGTGCGGCAAGACAATCGGTTCTTTCCGCAGAAATGTATTGTTTTGGCTTAAGCTGATGCTGCGAAGCCGCGGTTATACGGTGGCAGATCACAGGGCTGACAATTTGGTTATCATCACAAAAGGAGATGTGACCAACTATTTCTATATATTTGGCGGCAAAGACGAACGATCACAGGATCTCATTCAGGGTATTACCTTGGCTGGGGTCTTTTTTGATGAAGTTGCGCTGATGCCGGAAAGTTTCGTGAACCAGGCAACCGGGCGATGCTCTGTTGATGGTTCTAAGTACTGGTTCAACTGTAACCCGGACGGACCATACCACTGGTTCAAAACCGACTGGATTGATAAGAGAGAGGAAAAGCATCTGTTGTATTTACATTTTACAATGGATGATAACTTAAGCTTGTCGGAGAAAATCAAGGAACGATACCGCAGCATGTACACTGGTGTTTTCTATCGCCGGTATATTCTGGGACTGTGGGCGATGGCAGAGGGCATTATTTACGATATGTTCGACATTGCCAAGCATGTGATTTCCAGTCTGGCTGATCTGACCAATGCAAATTATTATGTATCCTGTGATTATGGTACGCAGAATGCAACAGTATTTCTGCTGTGGTGCAAAGAACGTTCCGGGCGGTGGGTATGCTGCCGCGAGTATTATTATTCCGGTCGCGATGAAGAAAGGCAGAAAACAGATACCGAGTATGCAGATGATTTGGAGAGGTGGCTCGATGGAATAAAGCCAGTCAAAATTGTAATTGATCCATCTGCAGCATCGTTCATAGCAGAATTGAAAAAACGAGGTTATGCAATCAAGAAAGCAAAAAATGACGTACTGGACGGTATCCGATTTGTGGCATCCCTGCTGAATCAGGGGAAAATCGCAATCAGTGACCAATGCCCGAACACAATTAAAGAATTTGGATCGTACATATGGGATCAGAAAGCATCGGAGCGTGGAGAGGATAAACCGGTGAAGCAGCACGATCATGCAATGGATGCACTGAGGTACTTCTGCTATACAATTATTCGCAAGCCGGGAAGCATCGGTATTTTGAAGTGAGGTAACAATGGATATTGATACAATGAAACAACTGATAAAAAAATATGAACCCGGCCATGCGGCATTTGTGACGCGTGCGGATATAGCAGAACGTTATTACCGCAATGAGACGGACATCCTGTTCCGGGACAAACCCAAAGACAAGGAAAAAGAGGAAGCAGACAATCCGCTGCGCAATGCAGACAACCGGATTCCCCGGAACTTCCATGGTCTGATCGTAAACCAGAAAGCATCCTATGCTTTTACTGCACCGCCGCTGTTCGATGTAGGCAGTATGGCGAGCAATAAGCGCATCACGGAAACCTTGGGTGATGAGTATGCCAAGAATTGCATGGAATTGTGTGTGAATGCTGCCAATACTTCCATCGGCTGGGTGCATTACTGGCAGGGCGATAATGGCTTTGAATGGGCGGTTGTTCCATCTGAGCAGATCATCCCAGTGTTTGACCGTAGCCTGAAACGCAGGCTGATCGGACTAATGAGGATGTACCCGGATATTGACGATGCGACAGGTGACAATTATACCGTGTACGAATACTGGACGGATGCGGAGTGCCAGGCATTCCGGCGGAGAACCGGGGATGAACTGGAACTGCTTACTTACTATGATATGTTCATAGATCCAGAGAGTGGCGAGATGGTAGCGGATTACCGGCATGATTTCGGAGAAGTACCATTCATCCCGTTTTACAACAACAATATCCATACAGATGATTTGCGCAACATTAAGCCGCTGATAGACGTATATGACAAGGTCTACAGCGGCTTTATCAATGATTTGGATGATATACAGGAATTGATCTTTGTGCTGTCTGGATATGGCGGTGAAGATCTGAATGGATTCCTATCTGATCTGAAAAAGTACAAGACCATTAAGGTAGATGGAGATGAGGGTGGTTCGGTGTCTACGCTGAACATTGAGATTCCGATTGAAGCAAGAAAAAGCGTATTGGAAGCCACCAGAAAGGCAATATTCGAACAGGGGCAAGGCTTCGATCCGCAGCCGGAGAACTTTGGTAATCAGTCTGGTGAAGCGCTGAAATTCATGTATTCGCTCTTGGAAATGAAAACCGGATTGATGGAAACAGAGTTCCGACTTGGCTTTGCTCGGCTGGTGCGAGCAATCTGCAAAGTGCTTGGCATTCAGTGCGGTACGATTATCCAGACATGGACCCGTACCTGTATCAAGAATGATACGGAGCAGGCGCAGATCTGCAAGGATTCCGTAGGAATTGTAAGTAAAAAGACGATTCTGAAAAATCATCCGCTTGTGGAAGATGCAGATGAAGAATTGAAGCAGATCGAAAAAGAAGAAAAAGAAGCGCAGGAAAAAGCTGATCTGTATTCGGGAGCATTTACGAATCAGAATAAAACAGATAACAATCAGGACAACAACGATGGCGATACGGGGCAGGATGAATGAAAAACGGTGTATATTGGAAAAAACGCTTCAAGCAGATAGAGGAATCCCAGCATCAGCAAGGGCTGCAGTGCTATGCAGACATCGAAAAGCAATATCTTGTAGCACAGCGGCAGATGGAAGCGAAAATCAATGCCTGGTATCAGCGTTTTGCAAATAATAACGCGATTTCTCTTGTGGAAGCACGCCGGTTATTAAATTCCAGTGAATTGGATGAACTGAAATGGGATGTCGAGCAGTACATACGGTACGGAAAAGAAAATGCTATCAATGGTCAGTGGATGAAGGAACTGGAAAATGCTTCCGCAAAAGTACACATCAATCGGCTGGAGGCATTGAAGCTTCAAATGCAGCAGTCATTGGAAGTGATGTTCGGGAATCAGCTTGATAGTGTTGATTCTACAATCCGTGATGTTTATCAATCTGGGTTTCTCCATACTGCCTATGAGATTCAGAAGGGGATTGGAACCGGATGGAGTTTTGCATCTCCGAATGACCGGTTGATTGATACAGTGGTCCATAAGCCTTGGGCGGCAGACGGACAAACGTTTTCAGACCGGATCTGGACGAACAAACAGAAGCTGGTCAATGAATTGAACACCACCATGGTACAGAATATCATCACCGGTGCTGATTCGCAGAAGACGATTGATGCCTTGGCGCGGAAGATGAATGTATCAAAACAGAATGCGGGCCGCTTGGTAATGACAGAACAGGCGGCCTTTTCCAATGCAGCGCAAAAGGATTGTTTTGCAGAACTTGGGGTGGAGCAGTTTGAGGTGTTAGAGACATTGGATGGTTTCACATGCAGCCTTTGTGGTTCTATGGACGGGCAACATTTTCCAATGAGCCAGTATGAAATTGGTGTGACAGCTCCGCCGTTCCATCCGAACTGCCGTGGGTGTACCTGCCCATACTTCGAAGATGAGTTTGGAGTGCCGGGAGAACGTGCAGCGCGTGGTGAAGATGGAAAAACATATTATGTACCGGGCAATATGACATATGAAGAGTGGAAATCCTCTTTTGCAGATGGTAACAATGCAGCGAAAGACCGGTTGGGAATTATCACAAACAATAATAAAAGCAACCCGAACTATTATGATTTCAAGGGTAAAAATGTGGATACGGTCGAGTCGGAAATCTGCAAGTTCGACCATGAGGTTGGAGTTATATTTGACAATGGGAAAGCGGTAAATTGCCAGTTGGGAAATGAGGATACTATAGAATTTACGAAGTATCAGCTTAAAATGATGAAAGGAAAAGATATTACTCATAATCATCCATTGAGTACGCCGCCGTCCCCAGAAGATCTGTATCTGCTGGTAAATTATAAAGTCAAAAGTTTCAGAACCTGTGGGGAAAACGGTACATATGTGTTAGAATATAATGAACAGGTAGAAAAACTTCCAGATTTCAAGACATTTAGTGATACATATGACGAAATTATATATGAATTACAAGATAAATATTATGATGAAGTGAAACATGGAATGAAAAAAGAAGATGCGATCATATTACTTGGAGAGGCTGCTTGGGAAAGATTGTATGAACTATATAATGTCAAACCTAGATTTGAAAGGCGGTAATTGTCATGAGCAAATATAAACCATATGAAATAGATAGATATAAGCTGAATCTGTTTTGCGTATGTTTGAACTGCAGTAAATACAGAGGCTCAAGAAACGATTTTTCAAAATATTGTGATGCTTATCCCAAAAATCTTCCATCTGAAATTTGGAATGGAAAAAATGTAAAATGTCCGCATTTTGAAGAAAAGCAGGGGTGATAGTATGGTGAAACTTATAAAAACATTAGATGTTCAAAACGCATCATTGAATGTGATCACAGCTGGCAGACGATTTCCGCTTGCACAATTTGCTGGGAAAATAGAGATCACAGAGCACCAGAGTATGGCACCTGTTCTTGGGAGAAGATGCAAAGGTGAAAAGAAAATCTATGCATCCTTTATTTTATGCCAGAATATTGAGTATCAGTCAGATGATACATTTAATACCGGAAAAGTATATGAAGCAGTCGGAGATGTGCAGGGAGAGCAGTCTTGTGAAAGACTGCTCTTCTCAGGACTTCGCTTTGAAGATATGGATCCGTTGGAAGGAACAGTAACACTTGAAGTGACTGATTTGGAACTGATCCGGAAAATGATAGAAATGTAAAATTGAAAGTTACCACCAGTCAGAAATGATATGGTGGTATTTTCATACCAAAAATCAATAATAACAGGGCAACCGGAAATCTATGAACCGAACAGCGCAGAGGTGACGCTAAGTAAGTTTCTCCGGCAGTCCTGTTTTTATATTGTCCGAAAGCCTTATGACGTTTAAACTGCGGCAATTTGCCCTTATGCATGGCATCAAAACTGCATACTGCCGTGGAGACACCACGCTTAAAAACGGTGCAGGAAAGGAAATTATGGAATTTTTAAAAGACATTTTAGGCGAAGACCTCTATAAGCAGGTGGCAGATGCTGTCAATGCTCATAACGGAAAGCCGGAGAATAAGGAGAAGCAGGTGAAGATCGCAGACCTTGGATCTGGTCAGTATGTTGACAAAGGCAAGTATGATACCGCCGTGGCAGAAAAAGAGAATCTTGCCGGTCAGATCAAAACGCTTAATACTACGATCGGGGATCTGAAAAAGAACAATGCAGACAATGAGACATTACAGAACACCATTGCGGATCTGCAGACGAAGTTAAAAGATCAGCAGACAGCCAATGACCGGATCTCAAAGACCTATGCGCTGAAAGATTCCCTCACAAAGCAGGGCGTACTTGATCCGGATTATCTGATCTACAAAGCTGGTGGACTTGACAAGTTCACATTTGACAAAGAGGGTAAGCCGGTCGGCGTAGAGGAAGAAGTAAAGCCGTACAAAGAAGATAAGACAATGGCACATCTGTTCAAACAGGAACAGCCGAAGCCACCGTATCATCCACAGGGTGGCACCGGCGGCGCAGGAACTGCGAACCCATTTGCAAAAGAGACGTTCAATCTGACCAAACAGGGTGAACTTTTAAAATCCAATCCGGAGCAGGCAAAGGCACTGGCCGCAGCCGCCGGAGTAACATTATAACAGTATGAAAGGAAGATGATTTATGGCAATTACAAAAATTGCAGACGTGATCGTACCGGAGCTTTTTAACCGGTATGTAATCAACAGAACAATGGAGCTGTCCGCGTTTTTCCAGTCGGGGATCGTGGTAAACAGCCCGGAATTTGATATGCTTGCATCTGAGGCGGCAAGAACACACAACATGCCGTTTTTTGAGGATTTACAGGGAGAATCTGAACCAACACTTGAGGATGTAGAAATGACACCGGCAAAGATCGGTTCTAACAAAGATGTATCCACCACAATCCTTCGTCAGAAGATGTGGGCAGCAACTAACCTGTCCGCTGCACTTGCCGGAGCGGACCCGATGAAAGCGATCGGTGATCTGGTGGCACAGTACTGGGCGCGCGATATGCAGAAAGAATTGATTGCGATTCTTGCGGGGGTGTTTGGAACCACCACGGCAGATCCAAGCGGAACACCGAAAGCAGAGACCAGAATGGCGGATCATATTCTCGATCTGTCCACAGGAAAGACAGATGCAGCAAAGCAGATCAGTGCATCCGCATTTATTGACGCGTGTCAGATGCTTGGAGATGCACAGGCACAGCTTACTGGTGTGGCGATGCACTCTGCAACAAAGTCTTATCTGAAAAAGTTGAATCTGATTGAGACCGAGCGTGATTCTACCGATGTGGAATTTGATACTTACCAGGGAAGACGTGTGACCGTGGATGATGGCTGCCCGGTTGAAGATGGAGTATACACAACATATCTTTTTGGCAATGGAGCGGTTGCCTATGGTAATGGTTCTCCGGTCGGTCATGTAGCTACTGAGACGGATCGTGACAAGAAGACAGGTGGCGGTGTGGATTATCTGATTAACCGTAAAGCGTTTATCCTGCATCCGAGAGGAATTGCATACACTGGTGCAAAACGTGAGCATGTGGAAACTCCAACTAGGGCAGAACTTGCAATGGCAGAGAACTGGAAGCCGGTATATGAGCCGAAGCAGCTTAGAATCGTGGCTATTAAACACAAGATCGGGTAAGCCTATGGATCTGGCAAAGTTAAAGGCACTTCTTGGAATTGAGGATGATTCCAAGGATGTGATTCTTGAATTTGTCATTGCGGACGTAGAGGAGACCATAAAGAACTATTGTCATGTGGAGGAAATGCCGAAAGGACTGGTGAACACCGGATACCGTATGGCGATGGATCTGTACCGGAATGAGAATATTGGAAGCGAGACAGCAGCAGTTGGAGCGGTTTCTTCTATCTCTGAGGGAGATACCTCTACATCTTTCCAACAGTATGTAGATGCTAATTTCAAAGACACAGTGCTGAAAAATTATAAGTCCTCACTAAACAGATACAGGAAGGTGGCGTGGAAATGATCGCGGATGCAATCAAGCAGGCACAGGCACTTGCAAGGAAAGCCCAGGAAGCCACATATGATGGCAGATGTACGGTTATGGAGCATCAGAAATTGAAAGATCCAAAAACCAGAATTACAACAGAAAAAGATGTGGTGGTATTGGAAGATGAACCATGCCGCTTATCATATTCCAGTGTCAGTGCAGTGGATCAGACGGAATCAGCAGCAAAGACGGCACAGGTCACAAAGCTGTTTTTATCTCCGGACGTGCAGATCAAGCCGGGAGCAAAGATTACAGTAACACAGGCTGGTGTGACACAAAACTATAAATGCGGCAGTGTGGCAGCAGTATATCCGACGCATCAGGAGATTGTGTTGCAATTATCAGAGAGGTATGCATGATGGGAATGGGAAGCGTGGATATGCGGGAACTGGTGAAGTTTCAGGAAAATTTGAATAGATTGGCAGGCAGCGAGGATACAAGGAATTCTTTTTGTGAATCATGTGCAAAGGAACTTGCGGCCAGATTGCTCACAAAGGTAATCAAAAGGACACCTGTAGGAAAATATCCAGCAAGTACAGGCAAGGTTGGTGGTACTCTTCGAAGAGGGTGGACTGCAGGTAATAAAGAAGGAGTACAGGCGGCTGTTGATAGCATTCAAGTTACAAAATCAGGGAACCAGTACACCATTAAAATTATGAATCCAACTGAGTATGCGAGCTTTGTAGAATTCGGACATCGAACAGCAAACCATAACGGATGGGTTAAAGGGCAGTTTATGATGACTATTTCTGAAAATGAAATCAAACGTATGGCTCCTGGGTTACTGGAAAAGAGACTGGAAGAGTTCTTGGGAGGTACATTCAATGATTAACAACGTGATAGCCGGGATAGCAATTGCCCTGAACCAAGAGTTTGGGGATGATTATGAAATTTATACAGAGGAAATAAAGCAGGACTTGAAAGAGCCTTGCTTTTTTATTACCCTCTTAAATCCATCCAAGACAGATTTCCCATCCAAACGGTATTTGATGGACAATCCATTTTGTATACAGTATTTCCCGGAATCGGAGGACAATCCGAATAGTGAATGCCGCGATGTAGCTGATCGTATGTTATGGGCGTTGGAGAATATTACGCCTTTGGATGCAGACAGGCCGGTACGAGGGACGGACATGCATCATGAGATTACAGACGGAGTGCTGAATTTCTTTGTAAATTACAATTATTTCGTCCGCAAGGTAGAGACTCCGGCTCCTCTTATGGAAACCATTACAACAATATTACATTTGAAAGGATAGGTGAACAATATGGGCGATACAAAGCCAGAAGTAAAACCGCAGGCATCTGCGGATGTATTTACAAAGCAGCAGCTGGCAGAATCCAAACGCTATAAGAAACAGCGGGATCTGCTGGAAGATGGAAAAACATATACGATTGCGCAGGTGGATAAGATCACCGGTGATTATCTGAGAAAGGAAGTGAAGTAAATGGCATTTGGCGGAGGAACATGGATAACCCAGAACAAAGTGCTTCCGGGCGCGTATATCAATGTCGTGAGCGCAGGGATTGCATCCGCGGCACTGTCGGATCGTGGTATTGCAACAATGCCGCTGGAACTTGACTGGGGACCAGAAGATAAAATTTTTAAAGTTACCACAGGGGATATGCAGAAGTATTCGAAAAAGATCTTCGGATATGGATATACCGATGAAAAAATGAAAGGTCTGAGGGATCTGTTTGCCGGGGGAACTTTGGTACTGTATGCATACCGGTTAAACGGCGGTGGGGTAAAAGCGGCTAATGACTATGCTACGGCAAAGTACACCGGTATCCGCGGAAATGATATCAAGATCTCCATTGCAAAGGATATAGATGATCCGGATTCATGGAATGTAACAACATATCTTGATACATCCCGTATTGAGGTGCAGAATGTCAAGAAAGCGGCTGATCTGAAAGACAATGATTATGTTTCTTTTAAAACAGAATCCATGGAACTTGCAGCAGTTGCATCCGCGGCACTGACCGGTGGAACTAATGGTACGGTCGATGGTGATGCGCATGCGAAGTATCAGGCAAAGGCAGAAGCATATGGATTCAATACCATGGGCGTTGTGATTACTGACGAGGTAACCAAGAAGCTGTATGTGGCATATGTAAAGCGTATGCGTGATGAAGTTGGTAAGAAGTTTCAGCTTGTGCTTTACAAGTCGGATGCTGACTATATGGGAGTTATTTCCACACCGAATAAAACGACGGACGAGGGCTGGCCGGAAGCATCCGCTGTATATTGGCTTACCGGGGTGGAATGCTCCACTGCGGTGAATAAGTCCTGCGAGGGCAGAGTGTACGATGGTGAATTTTCCATTGAGCCAATTGACAATGATCTGGAAGATTATATCAAAAAGGGACAGCTTGTGTTTGATAGAAATGATGATGAAATTGAGATTCTAAGTGATATCAATACACACATAACCATCACGGAAGATTGCAACGAATTTTTTTGCGACAATCAGACAATCAGGGTTGTAGACCAGCTTGCAAATGATGATGCACTGCTCTTTAAGACACGGTTCCGTGGGAAGTTCCCAAATGATGATCCAGGGCGGAACAGCTTGAAAAGTGGGCTGTGCGAGATCCGTGAAAAATTACAGAATTTGCGGGCTATTGAGAATTTCAAGCGGGATAATGTCACCGTGGAACAGGGAGAATCAAAGAAATCGGTAGTCGTTAATAATACGGTTGAAGTTGTAAATGCCATGAGTATTATGTACATGACTACAGTAGTGAAATAAGGGGGTGAAGTATAAATGAATAATGTGATGCTTGCAAAGGATTCTATCTCTGCAGCTCTTGCAGAGTGCTACGTGACAATTGGTGAACGTAGATACAATCTGATGACCGCAATCAAGCTTGAAGCGAATTTCAAGAAGAACAAGGCAAAGGTTCCAACTCTTGGCAAGACAGGAAAGGGAAATAAGTCGGTATCATGGGAAGGAACCGGATCTTGTACACTACATTATAATACGAGCATTTTCCGTAAAATGATGCTTGATTTTAAAGACACTGGTAAGGATGTCTATTTCGAGATTCAGATCACGAATGATGATCCATCTAGTGATGCAGGATCTCAGACAATCACTCTTTTACAGTGTAACATTGACAGTGGAGTGCTTGCGAAATTTGATGCATCTTCTGACTCATATCTGGACGAGGATGTTAGCTTCACATTTGATGATTTTGATATGCCGAAAGAGTTTCAGGAAATTATTGGACTTGCAGCGTAATATTGCCCCTTATGTGTCTGGCATGAGGGGATTTTTCATAGGAAGAAAGGAGACAATGTATGTCAAATTTAAGCAGATTTTTAGCAAAAAACAAAATTAAAAGAGAGAACGGGAAGTATGCACCATCGAAAGCGTTTGTGGATGAAAATGGAAAGCCTTTGGAGTTTGAGTTTCGCCCGATTACTTCAAAACGAAACGAAGTAATCCGCGAAAGCTATACGAAAGAGGTTCCGGTAGCAGGAAAACCGAATATGTTCCGCCCGAAATTAGATACATCAGCATACATCAACGCGTTGATTGCAGAAAGTATTGTTGATCCAGATCTTTACAACAAGGAACTGCAGGATTCCTATGGGGTAAAGACACCGGGAGAGCTGCTTTATGCCATGATCGACAATCCGGGAGAATATCAGGATCTTTCTGCATGGGTTCAAAATTTTCAGGGGTTTGAAACTTTAGAAGATAAGACTAAACAGGCAAAAAACTAATTGAGGAAGGGGATGTGGAGTCTAACTATGCATATTATGCATTGCACAAGCTTCACATTCTCCCTTCCCAGTGGGTTGCTTTAGAGGACGAAGAAAAGGCTTTTATTATTGCTTGTATAGATATAAGGATTGAAGCGGAAAAGAAAGAAGCAAAGAGGATAGCAAGGGAAGCAGAAGGACGGTGATGGTATGGCTTACATAACAACAGGAATACAATTGGCGGATAACTTTAGTGCTCCCCTTATGCATATTGTAAGTGCTGTAAATATGACCATATCTGCTATGAATGATATGAATCAGTCCATGAATGCTGGGGTTAATACAGCGTCATTATCCGCTGCCCGGAATGAAATTGCACAGGCAACTGTAGCGGCAGAAGAATTCAATCAAACAATGCAACAGGCGGGTAGTCCGATCAATGATAATATTCGAAGACAGGAACAATTTAATCAGTCATTGCAAAACGGTGCAAGTGAATCATCGAATTTAGTTTCGGCAATTAAACGAATGGCAGGGGCGTACCTGAGTATTCAGACGGCTGGAAAAATTTTAGAGATGTCGGATGAGATCACACAGACTACATCCAGATTAAATATGATGAATGACGGATTGCAGAGTACGGCCGATTTGTACAACATGGTTTATGCGGCTGCAAACGATGCCAGAGGATCATTAGGAGATATGGCAAGTGTAGTTGCCCGATTTGGTAATAATGCGAAAGATGCATTTAGTTCCAGTGCAGAAGTTGTCCAGTTCGCAAATTTAGTCCAAAAGCAGATGACAATTGCGGGAGCGTCTACGCAGGAAGCAGCAAATGCAGAATTGCAGTTATCGCAGGCGCTGGGCTCTGGTGTACTTCGAGGTGATGAGTTAAACAGTATTTTTGAGCAGGCACCGAATCTGATTCAGAATATTGCAGATTATCTTAATGTTCCAATCGGTAAGATTCGAAGCATGGCACAAGATGGGGAACTGTCGGCTGATGTTGTGAAGCAAGCGGTATTTGCTGCGACTGATGAGATAAATGCTAATTTTGAAAATATGCCAATGACATGGGGACAGATGTGGACGGTATTTCAAAATGACGCCACTATGGCATTTCAGCCGGTTTTGCAGAGACTTAATGATTTGGCAAATACAGACGGGTTTCAGGAGTTTGCTACAAATGCAATAAATGATCTTGCAGTAGTAGCAGGTGTGGTACTTGATATATTTGAAGGAATTGGATCAATAGGAACCTTTGTACAAGACAACTGGCAAATTATAGGTCCTGTTGTTTATGGTGTGGTTGCAGCATTAGCGGCTTATGCAACTTATGTTGGCATTACGAACGCAATAGATATGATATCAACAGGAATTAAGATTACAATGTGTGTTGCATCATATGCGCACGCAGCAGCAACAGGAACAGAAGCAAGTGCAACTGCGGCTGCAACCGCGGCACAGTACGGGCTAAATACTGCAATGTTGTCTTGCCCGTTAACATGGATAGTTGTTGGAATTATGGCGTTGATCATTGTGTTGGTTGCGTTATGTAATCATTTTTCAGGAGCTGGACATATTGCCCAAAGTACATTTGGTGCAATTTGCGGAGGAATCAATGTTGTTATCCAGTATTTTAAAAATTGGGGATTAACAGTTGCAGATATTTTTATTGGAATATGGAACGCAGGGGGAGCATGTGCAACCAATGTTGAGATTGCTTTTCACAATGCGATTAGTCATGTGCAGGCACTCTGGTATAATATGCTGTCTACAGCACTTACGGTAGTATCTGGCATTTGTTCGGCATTGAATAAACTTCCTTTTGTAGACTTTGACTATTCTGGAATTACGGGGGCAGCAGATAATTATGCATCAAAGGCGGCTGCAGCTGCCGGGAATACAAAAGATTATGCCAGCGTGCCGGCTGCATTTAGTAAAGGAGTAAAAACGTATGACACTTACCAGAACGGATGGGCAAAGGAGGCATATACTGCCGGGGCAGCATGGGGAGATGGTGTAACCAGTAAAATAAAGAATACCTTATCTTCAAAGGCTACCAATATCCCAAATGCGAATAATTATCCAAATGCGCTTGCGTCCAGTAACGCAGCAACAGCGGCAAATACAGCAGACACTGCCAAGAATACCGCAAAAACGGCAAATACATTATCTGCATCCAGTGAGGATCTGAAGTATTTAAGAGATATTGCGGATCGTGAGTACGTGAATAAATTTACAACAGCACAGATCAAGGTTGAGATGATCAACCATAACAACGTAAACAATGATATAGATTTAGATGGAATGGCAGAGCATTTGCGTAGCAAAATTGAGGAAGAAATGAATGCAGCAGCGGAAGGAGAACACTAAAGATGTATGAATTATATATTGATGGGGTCCTTTTTCCGGTGACTCCAGGATCTCTTAACATCAAGATCAATAACAAAAATAAGACTATAACTCTCATAAATGAGGGAGAGGTTAATCTTATTAAGTCTCCGGGATTGTCTGATATTACAATTCCGGAGCTGCTGTTACCGATTAATAAATACCCTTTTTCCTGTGAAAGAGCAGAGGTAGGAGCCGCATATTATCTTTCCAAATTAGAAAAATGGAAAAATCAGAAAAACCCAGTCGCGCTAAAGTTTAATCGTTACAAAGTATCAGATAAACATCTTATCGAAGATATCATAATGGATGTGACCATTGAAGATTATGAGATCATGGAAGATGCAGATAAATACGGATCAGATGTGTGCGTAAAGCTTAACATGAAAGAATACCGTCACTGGGGAGCAAAGAAACTTGTACCGAAGGACAAAAGGACAAAATCTGGAAAGAAAAAAACGGTTGTCACGGTTAAAAAACAGCGGAAGAAAACGAAAGTTATCGCCAAAAGTTACAAGATAAAATCTGGTGATACGCTTATGAAAATTGCAAAGAAACAGATGAATAATGCATCTGCATGGAAGAAAATCTATCAGTTAAATCAGAAAACGATTGAAAATGCAGCGCGTAAGCATGGACGCAAATCTTCATCAAATGGAGCCTATATTTATGCTGGCACAGTTTTAAAGCTTCCGGGAGGTGGTAGCTGATGAAAGATATTGTTGATGTAGCTATTGGTGAGATCGGATACCGGGAGCAGGGCAACAACAGAACAAAATACGGAGAATATACAGGAGCGAATGGTGCTGCATGGTGCCATTCGTTTGTTTCCTGGTGTGCACATGAGGCTGGAGTATCGACTTCGGTTGTTCCGAAAACAGCATCTACAACCTATGGGATGCAGTGGTTTAAAAAGCGTGGGCTGTTCAAATACAAAGGCAAATATACCCCGAAGAGATGTGATATTGTTTATTTTAAGACCGGCCGAAGCCATGTAGGCATTGTTGAGAGCGTCAGCGGTGGTCAGCTACATACTATTGAAGGAAATACATCTGATAAAGTAGCACGGCGATCATATTCTCTGAATAATGCCACAATTACCGGCTATGGTACGCCGAAATATACAAGCAGCAAAAATGGTTCATCTGGTAGCGGAAAAAAGGATTCCAAAAAGGAACTGCAATATTTGCAGAAAATATTATCACGTCACGAGGCAAAAGCGGAAACCATAAAAGCCGATGAAGCAGAAACGGGGAAAATACCGGCTGGCAATGTAATGATTACTATAAATAATGGAAAAAAGAAATTTACAGTACCGGCGGAAGATGGAGCAAAGGTTGTATGGGAAAGAGACAGCACACCTGGCAAATTTACTTTCACAGCAAAAGTTGAAAAAGGATTTTCCATAGGCATGGGAAATGAAGTTCTTGTTACTGTGGACAGCAAGAAGTTTTTCTATGGCTTTGTATTTACAAAAGAAGTCAAGAAGGACGGGATGGCATCGTATACCGTATATGATCAGCTTAGGTATCTGAAAAACAAAGACACACTTATCTATAGTAAAAAAACAGCAGATGAAGTAATTCGGATTATTGCAAAGCGCTTCCTATTAAAGTGTGGCACACTGGCAAAGACCGGATGGCGCAGATCAGCGGTTGAGGACAATACGGCATTGTTCGATATGATTCAAAACGCGTTGGATGATACTTTAATGGTAAAGGGCAAGACGTATGTTTTTTATGATAATGTTGGAAAACTGTGTCTGACTGATGTAGCAAAGATGAAGGTGAATACCTGTCTGGTAGACGCGGAAACAGGAGAAGATTATTCCTACAAAACAACGATTGATACAGATGTGTATAACCAGATCAAGCTGATCTATAAGAAAAAGAAATCCAGTAAGAAGAAAAAAGGAAGTACAAAGACATCAACAAGTCAAAATACTGGAACCAGTTATGGGATTTATCTGGTACGTGACAATAAGAAAATCGCAAAATGGGGAACGTTGCAGTTTACGGATGAGATCAATAGTCCGGATATTGGGAAGCTGAAAGCACAGGCTTTATTGAAACTGTATAGTCATGAAAAGCGGACACTTACAATATCTGGCGTGATTGGAAATAGTGAAGTGCGTGGAGGATCGCTTGTGCCGGTCATGCTTGATTTGGAAGATATGAAAATTGCGAATTATATGCTGGTAGAGAAGGTGACACACACATTTAAAAATCGTGAACATACGATGGACCTGGTAGTGTCTGGAGGTGATTTTAGTGAGTAGCGGAAATTTGGTGCAGTTAATCAAGAAGATTGCAATGGATGCGGTACGGGCTGCAAAGATGTGTGATTATGTGACCGGTGTGGTTACCAGCGAAGATCCTCTGAAAGTGAAAATTACAAACTCTTTTGAAATTGGGGAAGAATTTTTAATGGTGCCACAAAGTATGACGGATCATGAGGTTGAAGTAACAATCAAAAAAGAGTATGGATGGAAAACGAAGAACCGATCGGGCGGAACTGGTGATGACATTGTGTTGGAAAATGTAAAGATTATGATTCACAATGCCTTAAAAGCCGGAGATGAAGTGTTGATGATGCGCAAAAGCGGTGGTCAGGAGTTTGTGGTAATAGACAAGGTGGTGAAGGAATGATTCCGACAAATTATGATGATGACGATGAAGAGGATGATATGACCGGCTTTGAAGTGGAAAATGATCCGTCTCTTACATATGCAATGCAGATAGGAACCATTGAGAATGAGCCAAGCATTTTTCTTGGCAAAGCAGACGGAGAAGAGGCAAACCGGCAGGCAATATTGAAAATCTTGAACACAGAGCGATATAAAAATGTAATTTATTCATGGGATTATGGAGTGGAGCTTCAGGATCTGAGGGGAAAGTCTCTATCTTATGTTATGTCAGAAGTGCCAAATCGGATTACGGATGCAATTACTGCAGATGATCGTTTTGAATCTTGTGAAGATTTTGAGATGGAACCGGTGGGAAAGAAAGCTCTGCACGTTACGTTCTCTGTAATTACGGCAGAAGGTGATAAAGTAAGTGGATTGGAAACGGAGGTGGAATATTAGTGTTTGAAAACAAAGACTTCGACTCTATCATGGAAGAAATGCTTGCATCCGTAAGCGATAAGCTGGACAAGCGCGAGGGATCGATAATTTATGATGCAATAGCACCGATTGCCATGGAATTGGCGCAGACGTATATCGATATGGATATGATTGTGAATGAGGTATATGCAGATACAGCATCCTATTATTATTTGATCAAGCGTGCAGCTGAAAACGGAGTATATCCCAAAGAAGAGACCAATGCGGTATGCAAGATGGTTGTTAGTCCGTCCGATACAGCCATAGCGATCGGGGACCGGTTTAACCTTGGTGATCTGAACTATGAGGTAACATCTGTAATGGATGCAGCAACCGGAGAGTATCAGGTAACATGTGAGACTGCCGGTATTGTTGGAAATCAGCAGTTGGGATCATTGCTTATGATTGAAACAAAGAATGATCTGAATGATATGGAAACAGCGGAATTGACCGAAGTCTTGATTCCCGGCGAGGATGAGGAAGATGTGGAAGATTTCCGTGAACGTTATTACGAGGGATTTTCCAATACAGGATTCTGCGGCAATAATCCGGATTATAAGGAGCGTATATCGGCCATTGATGGAGTTGGTGCATGCAAAGTTATCCGGATGTGGGAAAAAGGATATGATCCAGTAAAGTTTATTCCTGTTGCTGCAGTTACTGAGTGGATTGGAAAGCAGTCTGCGGAAACCGTTGGGGCCGAAGTATTTGCATGGCTGAAAGCGGTACATGATGCGGCAAAGGATAAATTACTGACAGTGGGTGGTACTGTTCGGGTGTATATCATATCCTCAGAGTTTAAAGCTCCATCTGCTACATTAGTACAGAAAGTGCAGAATGATGTTGACCCGGATGATAAGACAGGGGAGGGATATGGGCTGGCACCTATCGGACATGTGGTAAAGATTATGGGAGTGAAAGAAATTCCTGTTGCTGTGACAGTTACTGCGGTATATAAGAACGGATATTCATTTGAATCCTTGAAATCCGATATGCAGTCGACAATAGATGGGTATTTTACAGAACTTTCTGTTGATTGGAGTAATGAAGATAACCTGGTGGTGCGTAAGAGCCAGATTGAATCCCGGTTGCTTATGATTGATGGGATATTGGATATTACAGATGTGAAACTGAATGGTGCATCTGAAAATGTAACATTGGATGAGGATGCAATTCCGGTAAGGGGTGATGTAAGTGGCTAAAAAAATGATTGATTATCTGCCGCCGTTTATGCAACAGTTTGAAGAAATGAAGCAATTGATGCAGAGCGAGGATAAACAGGTGGCGGCCATTAACATGGATACCACTAAAATATTACGAAATGCATTTATAGAGACTTCAGATGCAGAAGGCATCGAGCGGTTCGAAAGAATCTTACATATCATTCCAGGTGCTGGTGAAAATTTAGAACTCCGCCGGTCGCGTGTGTCAATGCGGTGGAATGAACGGATACCGTATACGCATCCGACACTTGTAAAATGTTTAAATGCCAGCCTAGGAGAAAACAATTATGATCTGTATTCAGATGAGGAGCATTATTACATACTCGTGCATCTGAAATTGAATGTAGCGGATCGTGTCGGAGTTGTTGAAGAACTGATCCGGCGTATGTCACCAGAGGATATATGCTACAAAGTTCTTCTTATTTATAATACGCATGCAGTTTTACACAAATTTACGCATGCACAGTTACATAACTATACACACAGACAGCTGAGAGAGGAGGTTCTGCCATGACAAAGACAAAGTATTATGATCTGCAGATGGATGATCCGCAGGATGATTATGATGTGGAAGTCGTGAATGCCAATCTGAAAAAGATTGATGAGCAGATGAAAACAAGAGAAAATGCAACGGATGCATTACAGGAGCCGGAGTTTACAGTGGCAGATAAGAGGGAAAATATTGCATCCAAGGAAAAAATGCAGAAAATTCTTGGGAAGATTGCAAAATTCTTTACGGATCTTAAAACAGTGGCTTTTACCGGAAGCTATAAAGATTTGAGTAATAAACCGACATCTCTTCCTGCATCAGATGTATCTGCTTGGGCGAAAGAAAGTACAAAACCAAAGTATACAAAAGCCGAAGTTGGTCTTGGTAATGTAGACAACACTGCTGATGCTAATAAAAGTGTTAAATATGCAACAAGTGCAGGTAACGCAACAAAAGTAAATAATTATACTGTAAATGCAAATGTTCCAAGTGATGCAAAGTTTACAGATACAACGTATGGAGTTGCAACAACCACAAAGACTGGAATCGTTAAACCAGACGGGAAAACGATTACCGCAGATAAAGATGGGACTCTTCATGGTGCAGACACAATTAAAGTTGACGGAATCACAATCACAAGAGACGATGCTACAAAAGTAATTGCTCTCGCCAAAACATTACAAGATAAGATTGGGACAATTGGTAATAAGGTTGATAAAAATTATGTTGTAAACAACTTAACTACAACAAAGCAAGGATTTGTATTAGATGGTCGTCAAGGTAAGGCTTTGCAGGATCAGATAACTTCTTTAAACGGCAGTTTAAAAATAAACATTCCCCTAGTTGTAAAATTTATAGATGATACCAAAATAACCAGCCAAAACCCTAAATATTTTGCAGATTTGCAGTCAGGTGTATTCGTATATTTTCTTGTGTGTCCTACAGGCGAAAGTGTATTTGGATTTAGTTTTGGTGAAAACAATGGTTCTTATTTCGGGTGCCAAATCCTTACTTCCGGTTTTGATATGGACATTAAAATACGCAACTGTGCATGGGCAACTAAATGGTCTGAATGGAGAACACTTTAATTTGTATTTTTTGTTTATTTTTTAAACCAAGAACACCATTTATTTGTTTCAGTTTTGGTTCTTACATATATACTATTTTTGCTATCGAGCACACTTATAACGATTTGAACACTATATATAAAATTAGAACCAAATGCAATGAGAATTGACCAACTTACACCTGGCGAATTTTCTAATTTATCAGTGTTCCCAATCATATATACTCCAGATGTGTAATAATTTAAATTGCTACCATCTGGGATAAAATCGAAAGTTCCTAAACTGCCGTTTAAATAAGTTTTTGTAACCCGTAAACCAACATAGAATAGAAAGGAAAAAATAATGGATAAAATAGTATTAAAAGACAAAACAACATTCGAGATCGCCGATGGTGCGAGTCTCAGCAATATTCGAATTCAGTCAAAATCTTTTGACGAAATCAAGACAATTACAGATGCCTTTTCGGCGGAAAATATCTCTAAGGTCACATTTGCGCATAATAATCAGGTTTCCGGAGAGTACACGAATCTCAAATGTGAAAACTTCTCCTATGTGCCAAATGTGGGGGAGGACGGAGCAGAAGATGGTACATATACCGTAACGGTCAACCTGAGAACCAAGACTGAGATGGAAAAAACTATCGACGAGCTGAAAGCTGGGCATGAGTCTAATGCCGGAGCCATCGAGGATTTAGCTGGAATAATTGCGGGAGGTGAGGAATAATGAGTAAGCTCGTAAAATTCTATGTGCGCCGGATCATGCTTGACAAGAAGATGACACTGGACGAGGTGCCGGAAAAGTGGAGAGAGGAAGTCCGAAAGGCAATCAAAGAGACGGAAGAGTAAATTGCTGGTATATAATAGGAAGAAAACCTATTAAGGAGAGCGGCAATGGAAGAAAAATTTCGGATGGAGTTACTGGCAATTTTAAATAAAGGAATGGATAAAGAGCAGATCAACGCAGTCGACATGGCATTGACTGCTCTTTTTCAACGGTACGAAGTATCAGAGCAGTGTACAGATCTGGTTGTGTTGGATGATTGCAATGATAAGATCATAAACACTTATATTGCATCAATGCGTTTGGAAGGGCGATCAGAAAAAACTCTTAAACAGTATTATGATGCACTGACCAAGCTGCTGGAAGAAATTCCAAAGAATATCCGGGATATAAAAACCAACGATATTCGATATCATCTGGCTCATTATCAGAGTACGCACAAGGTATCAAACGCTACAGTAAACAACAAGCGCAAGTTTCTTTCCGCGTTCTTCGTATGGGCGACGAAAGAGGAAATCATAGACCGGAATCCAATGCTAAAAATTAACAGCATCAAAGAAAAGTATGTTACCCAAAAGCCATTTTCTGATATAGAACTGGCAAAAATTCGGGATATTTTAAAAAATGACAGGGAAAAGGCACTGGTTGAGTTCCTGTTATCCACAGGCTGCAGAGTGTCAGAAGTGGCAGGATTGAAGGTGGAAGATGTTAATTTTCGGGACGGAGAGTGTGTGGTATGTGGCAAGGGAAACAAAGAAAGAACCGTATACATAAACAACAAAGCAATGTATTACCTGGAGAGGTATTTGCCGGATAAAATGGATGCATCACGCCCGCTGTTTCTGAATGGCTGGGGAAAAAGCATGACAAAAGGAAATATTGAGCAGCTTATGCGAGATATTGGAAAACGTGCAGGAGTGTCAAAAGTACATCCGCACCGGTTTCGGCGAACAATGGCTACCAATGCTATGAAACGTGGAATGCCGGTGCAGTACATCCAAGTGATTCTGGGACATAGTAAACTCGATACGACGATGATCTATTGCATCTATGACAAGGAAATGGTTAAGGCAGAATATCTCAAAGTAGCATAAACGGCAGTTTAGAGAATTTGAATAATTTTACAGATATTTTAAGTGATGACGATTTAAACGACATTAAATTTTTTAATGTTGGAAAATATCGTTGCTCATTTAATGGCGTTGCTGCAACAGTTTTAAACTCGCCATTTAACACTGCATTTACTATGGAAGCATTTCAATCTGCGGGAACACCTCAGTACATTGCTCAAAAAGCAATAGAATTTGAATCTGGGCATTGCAAATGGAGAATGAGAGATACGGCAACCGGTACCATAGTACAAGATTGGGTACAACTTTATTGAAAATTCACTATTTGTTTGGTATGGTATCCACTGCTATCATTTGTTATCAAAACCATACCAGATGTACTAATAGCAAGTTCTGCATAATAATCTTTTGATACATCTTTGTTATATTTAATATACAGACTATCATTATAAATGGAGAGTGAAACAATACCATCTGAAGAACATAAAACTGATTCTCCTTTTGGGGCAACGTTATTTAAACTGCCGTTTATATAAGAACTAATGATAATTGGTACAAATAGCACCTTCATCTCCATTACAATATAGTTAGAAACTTCGAAAGGAGTGAAATCATGTGGTCAAATACATACAATGAGCGCCGCCTTACTAGAGTCGAGGCACGTGCTAAATCAAATACACACAGAATCGATAAGTTGGAACCAATCGTTGAGGAAATACATACCATGAGTGAAACGATGGTGCAGTTGGTTGAGGAGGTCAAGCATACCAACGAAAATGTGTGCGCTTTGGACGAGAAGATTGATAGCATGGACGCTCGCGTAGACGTGATGGAGCGTGCGCCAGCAGAAGATGTTAAAAAATATAAGTCAGTCGCTATAACTGCAATCATCAGTACGATTTCCACGGCTCTTGCTATTGGTTTGGTTTCGATGATTGCTCAATATATCAAATAAGAAAGAAGAGGTATTTAATATGAAGAATTGTGTATTTAAAGCAAACGTAGACACTGTTAAATGGTTCAAAGCAGCTGGAATCCGTGCTGTGAAAACAATGGCACAGACCGCTGTTGCAGTGATCGGCACCGCTGCCGTGGTATCATCTGTGGATTGGAAGCTGGTCGTATCATCTGCAATTGTATCAGGCGTGGTATCATTGCTCACCAGCGTAGCAGGAATCCCGGAAGTGAAGGAGGAGTAA